GTCAGAACGACGCTGACCTCCGCCTCGCTCACCGGCTCGGTGCCTTCGCCATCGACGACGACTGACCCGCCACCAGTGAGCGTCGTCGCGACCGAGCGCGCGGTCCGTACCGCCGCGGCGATCGCGCCGGCTCCGGTCAGGACTACGGCGACGACGCGTGCGACCAGCGACCCGATGGACGTGACGCCTCCGCCTGTGAGAGCCACTGCCACAGCCCGCGCCGTAGCTGCGCTCGTCGCGATAGCGCCGCCGCCCGTAGCTGCGATCGCAGCGTTGTGCGTCGCGCGGTGGGTATGCGTCGCGACGCCGCCACCGGTCGTTGTCGGGCTTGCTGCGCGCGCGCTCGTCGTCGCCGCGGCGATCGCGCCGCCGCCAGTGAGCGCGAACGAGGATGGATGCGCCGCTCGGGCCGTCGCGGTGACGGAACCCCCGCCGGTCAGCGTCGGCGAGGACGGGTGGGAGGCGCGCGCCGTGGTGACGTTCGCGCCGCCGCCTGTCAGGGTCCCGGTGCGATTGCGCTGGGTGGTCTGGGACGCGACGACGGCGCCACCACCCGTAAGGACGACGGAGACCTGCGACACCTGCTCGTCCATGAGCAGGACGCCCGAGCCGTCCTCCAGTTGGTAGCCGTCGGTGCTCGACGACTCCAGCAGATAGCGCGCCATCTCAGGCCGTCCGGATGACCGTCAGGCTGGACCCGACCTCCGTCGTTGAGGCATTGGTCGCCTCGGCAGCGCGCCATAGCTCCAGGTTGCCCTGGACCGTGACGACGATGATCCCTTCGATGATGCAGTAGATGTTGACACCGGTCGCCGCGACACCGATCGTGGTACCCATATCGGGTGCGGTCGTCGTGTAGGCGTTCGACACCATGCCGTCGATGAAGCCGGCCGTCTTGATGCCGATGTTGTCCATGATGTGGACGGCGGCCGTAATGGCGGTGGTCGCGTCCCAGAACCGGAGTCCGTGCGCCTTCACGGCGGCTGTACCGGTGCTGAAGTTGATGCCGAACTGGGGCGCGTCGCTCGTCGAGGTCGCCTGCTGGATAAGGAGATCGTACTTGTACTGGTACGTTCCCGCCTCCAGCGTCATGTCCAGTCCGGTGACCTTCGTGCCGGTGGTTGACGAGACGGAGTGCTGCGACCCGAGACGCGCCACGCGCGGCATGCCTTTCGCCGCCTGGAGGTAGGTGACGAGCGCCGTCAGCGCTGCCTCCTTGGCGACACCCGACTGGACGACGGCGATCGAGTTGGCGTCCGCGAGCGCCGCTGCGGCCGACAGGAGGTCGATCGCGTCGTGTATCTGCTGCAGCGTCTCGCGCTTGGAGGTCCCGCCCTGATTGACAGCGAACTGGTCCGTCAGGGCCGGCGTGACGACCGCCGTCAGCGCGCTGATCTTGGTGTCAGCCACGGGTTACGCGTCGTTGAGGTCGAGCGTCGTCGTCGTGCCCTTGACCACGTACGTGCCCTGCGCGCCGAACGCCTCGTCGGTCACGTCCTTCTTCGCGTAGCGCACCGTCCCGGCGGTGTTCCAGTAGGAGACCCACGAGACGGTCGTGCTGGCCGGCACGTCGAAGGTGACGTCGCCGTTCAGCGTCGCGATGCCGGAGGCGGCCGCGTTCCATGCCGCCGCCTTGCGGGCGTACGCCGGGGATCCGCCGGTGACCTCGTTGCTCGCGCTGTTCGCCCCGCCCGGGTCGCCGGTATGGAGCGCGATGCGAGTGATCGCCGTCGCGATCGCATCGACGCCTACGTTGCGCGCCGTGGTGTCATAATCGTTCGCCACTTAGGAGCCCTCCGACATACTCGGCCCCTCAGTCGAGCCGACCATCTTGACGTCCACCTCGAGGTGGGGAACTGACCCGTACGCGAACGCACGTACGCCTACGATGTCGAACCGCCGACCGGCGTCCGGCTCGTCGCGGATATAGGCGCCCGGAGGGATCGTCTGGGGAAGAAGGAAGATGACGTGATCGCTGAGCTCCGGCCCAGCCTGCGAGATCGTCGATGCCTCAGAGGCCTTCCGAGGCTGGACGAGCCCGCTGACGAGCGTCGTCTCAGGGGTCCCCGGGAGAGGGTGGCCGTACTCGTCCACGTCGTCTACATCAGGCGTCGTCGGGGCGACCAGCGCGAGTGGGTGCGTCAGCAGCGACGCGTAGCTCACAGCGGAGCCTCGGCCCTGTTGATGATGCCGTCGCTTCGGCTCGGGAAGTCGCCGTGCGTGGGCCGGATGTTGTAGAGCGAGTCGCGCTTGGGGAGCAGCGACCGGATGAGCGCCTTCCGAGCGGCGATCGAGCCCTGGGGTGACTGGAGGATCGTCGCGCGCTGGTATCCGTAGTCGCCGATGTCCTCGCTGATCAAGCTCCCCGACGCTGTCTCGGGCGTCGCGCTGAGAACGAGGGCCTGATACCCGATCGCCCGGACCTCCGTCTCGTCGTTAGGCGAGTACGTCACCTCGACGTAGGGGCCGGTCCACCACCACGAGGGGGCGAAGTAGTTGCGAGCGATCGCACTGCCGCGGTCGACGAGCCTGAAGTGATCCGCGTCTACCGACGTCCCGTTGTCGAGGATCGTCGCCTCGTCAGTATATCGGGATAGGGCGAGCTTTCCTGAGGTAGCCCAGCCGGTATAGAACGTCTCGGTGCGGGGCCCGACCAGCTGGCCCAGCACGCGCGCCATCTCGGCCTCCACCTCGTCGATGATGGCCTGAGCCTGCTGGTCGTCTGTCGGCAGCGCGATCCCGCGCGCTCGGGCCGCGCTGAGGTCCATGAGGCTCATCGCCTACTCCTCCGAGGGGTTGAGGCCCTCGCGAACGCCGGGGGGGTACAGCGTCGCGAGGGCCCCCGTCACGTCGGCTTTACGAGCCGGCGTTCACGAGCACGGCGAACGGGAACCGATCCGCGTCGTCGGCGACCTCTCGGGTAACCGGGTTCGCGACCGCCCAACCGACCCGCATGACCGCGCGCAGCGCGACCGCGTCCTGCTGGGCGAGGTTCAGGACGACAACGCCGTTGTCGTCGCTGATCACGCCCTCGGTGAGGATCTTGTAGGTGATGTCCTGACGCAGGCCGAGGATGGCCGCGGACACGTCGCCCGCGATCAGCTCGTAGTTATTGACCCACGCGTCATTCGACACCCACGCGATCGGCTCGCCGTAGAGGGTCGCGCCGCCACCGGACCGGACGTCCTGGAACAGCGGCTGGCCGTTGTCGTCCCGGAGGTTCCGGAGCGACCGGCGGACCTTCCGACGAGCCATGAACCCGGTGACGTCGAAGCCGTCGTCCTCGACGAGGCCCATGGTGTCGGACACGTCGCCCGCGAAGTCGTCGTGGGGCGAGGCCGAGGTGCCCTCCGTGTGGAGGTTACCGGCGAGGGCCGCCTGCTCGGTGATGCCCTGCTGGTACGACTCCGACCACGGGCTGTCGACGCCGAACAGGGTCGCGGCGTCGATCTTCTGGCCGAACGCTTCGGCGACGAGCGGGGTGACCTCTCCCCAGATGTCGTAGTCGGCGTCGTCGAGCACGGCCTCAGGGACCGGAACGATGACGGCCAGCTCGCGAGCATCGAGGAAGATGTTGTCCCACTCGACCCCGGACGTCTGCTTGCGACCGGTGTCGCCGTTGACCCAGTACGCCTGGGGCAGGACGGACACGACCGGCATCCGGGTCTGGGCCCGCGCCATGCGGACGCGCCGGAAGAGGCTCAGCGCGGCGCTGCGCGCGACGGTGCCCTTGATAATCTCGGACGCCGCCTCCTCAGGGATCAGCGCCGCTCCGGCGTCGCGATCCGTCAGGGTGTTGTACGTTGCCAATGCAGTTCTCCTCGCGAGTACAGGAGTCCCGCTGCGTCGATCGTCACTCGCATCTCCGATCGACCGGGTTCCGCGAGGCTAGCCCCGACCGGCACCTCGCCTGATGAGCGCGTTCATGTCGGCTCCAGCGGCAGCGCCTCCGCGATGCCCTCCCCCGAAGTCCGGGGCGCTCGACCCGTTGATCAGCTTCGGCTTGTCGGCGGCGATCGCCTTCACGAGCGCCTCGATGTTCTTCGGCTGACCCGACTCGTCGAACTGGACTCGCCCCTCGTCGATAAGCGCGTATGCCAGATCCGGGTCCCAGAAGCCTTCCTTGCGAGCCGCGGCGATCGCCGCCCGTTCGACTCGCCCGCGCTGTCGCTCCGTCAGCAGCGACGCGTTCTCCGCTTCCAGCTCCTTGATCCGCTTGTCCTTGCGCTCGTCCTCGCTGAGCTGAGCGTCCTTGAACTTCTGTAGCTCTCGCGACTGCTCGCTGAGCTTCCGCTCCGCCTCTTGCCTCGCATCGCGCTCGGCGTCGAGTGCCTTCTTTCCAGCGTCTCCGAGTCCGTCGGGCTGTTCGCCACTCGCTGGCGTCTTGCCCTCTGGCGGCTGCTGGCCGGTAGGTGGCGTCGCGCCACCATCGCCATCGTTGGGCGTCGCGCCCTCCGGCATTCTAGACCCTCCCTAGTGGATGTCGAACCGACGGCGAGATCGTACTACGCCGATCCCTTCTCGCTGGCGTACAACGCAGCCAGCTGCTTCCGCGCGGCTGGCTTGCTGGGATGGCACCCGAGCGGCTTCGGATCGCCCTTCTTGACGACTGCTACTGGTCGCGACGACGGGCACTGCTTGTGGCTCTCGACGATCTCATACGGCATCTGGCGCCGTCTCCTCTGCGACGTCGGGAGGTTCGATCGGGGACTCCTCGGGCTCAGCGGCCTTCTCGGCGGCCTTCATCATCTGAATGCGCTCGATCTCCTGCGCGGAATACCCGAGCTGCTCCAGCGCGAACTGGTCTGGGAGCAGGCCGACCTGATACTGCTTGATGATCGCGTCGGTCCGGGCGCCCTCGTTGCGCGTCTCCGGGTCCGTCCACATCGTCTCGGCGTCCGAGCGCGCCTTCGCCGTCTGGTTCGACGCGATCAGCGCCAGCCGCATCGTCTCCTCCCAGCCCTCGCCGAGATGGACCGCCTCGGCGATCACCTTTTTGACGAGCGGCGCCTCGGAACTCTTGATGCTCTCGCCGGTGGGCGGGACGCTCTGGGGCGTCCCGAGGAGGTAGTGGTACGGCGTCCGGGAGATCGAGGCCATCTGGCTGACCTCCTCCTGGATCAGGCGCACGAACGGCTCTAGCGTCGCGCCGGGGAACTGTCCGAACTCCGTCTCCGGGAACTTGTCGGCGTACTCGGCGGTCTCCTCGCTCGTCGGGCGTCGCGTCGTCCACAGGTTGTCGACACCGATCCGGAACGGGACCTTCACGGCGCCTGTATCGCCGTCCACCTCGAGGTCGAGGTTCTTGGCCCAGCGCTGAGGCAGGACGGCGACGTCCGACCCGACGAGCGCGGCGAACCTCAGGAAGTTGATGGCGTTCTGGTTCCCGATGACAGGGGCGAACTCGCACCGCCCATGGCCCTCCAGCGTCGGGCGGTTCAGGAGCGGGACGACGGGCACCTTGCCGATCGGGTTGGGGATCGGGAAGTCCTCGACGCCGTCCTCCGTCACGGGTAGCTCCGGCACCCACCCGGCCGCCTTCATCGCCTGACTCGTCGAGCCCGTAACGCCGTCAGTCCCGATCGAGTGGCCGCCGGACGAGTCGCTCAGGCCGGACCGGAACGTCTCGCGAGAGCGCCACTTGTAGATGGCGTCCGGCAGGTACAGGTAGGCGCGGAGGTAGCCGTCGTCGCCGCGCCATACCTTCAGCGCCGCGAGCCTGATCCGACGGTTGCCGGGCAGCGTCTCGACCACCATCTGCTCCGGATCCTCGATGGTGATGAGCGGGACGTCGCCGGCGCGCGGCGTCACCAGCGTGTAGCTCACGCCCTTGGCCAGCGTGATCTCATGGGCAATCTGGCTCTCGGCGTCCAGATCGTTCCCCTGCCAGATGCGCCACACCGCCTTGTCGGACTCCGTCTTGCCGCCGAACCGAAACCCCTGGACGATGAGGCGCTCGCGCTCGGCGTCGATCACGAGGGGCATGAAGTTGGCCGGTAGGCTCCGGTATCGACCGGCGTAGGCGGCCTCGAACTTGTCGCTGGCGAACGCGAGAGGCTGACGCCCTTCGTAGAACCCCCAGTGGGAGCGGGCGTATTCGAGCTGCTTGACGAGACGGGCCAGCAGCCGTTCCAGCCACCACTCCGGCGATCCCAC